TCTTATCTTTAACAAGCCATCAGATACTCAAATTGTTTCTTGGCTTGTTGAAAATATGCACCCTAACAGATTAATTTTTGTTGATGGTGTAGTGAAGAGAAGGTGGTCTTCTGATTATTTTTATCAGATGCTCGCTTATGCTCATCAAGGTAATTCATTCGGGAGAGTATCAATGCCTAAGAGTAATACTTACTCGAAGGTTCCACCAATTTGTCGTAAACTCGGAGTTAAGAATGAAAGACTTCTTCGACAACTTCTTAAAGATGAAGAGTTTGTTAATATGGCAAAGAAGAAATTAAACAACGCTGAATGTCGAATTTTAGGCATCGGTGAAAAGAAACGAAGAAAGAAAACGGACCCCGTTGTTTATGACGTGGGTTCATTAGAATTATTTATGTGATTATTATGGGAACTAAAGTAAGTAAATTTAAAAAACGCAAAACACTTAACAAAGCATTTGATATTGTTAATGCTAGCGAAAGCCCTCTACTATGTAGAGAAATAGTAGAGAAAATTGAAGATGATTCTATTACGGTAGGAAGATTGTCGCAATGGCTTAAAGCAGATAAAAGATTCAAAAAAACAATGACTAGAATTTATGTTCCTGCTGATACACTTAACCAATATTATAGTGGAGGACATATATATGAATACACAATTTTCAATGAAGGAGAAGATTTAAATGTTGTGGACAGAAAAGTATAGACCAAAAAGAATCGGAGATGTAATCGGGCAAGAACACTTCACAATGGACGCTATGTCTTGGCTTGAAGAAAAGAATATGCCTAACGTATTAGCATACGGAAATCCCGGTAATGGAAAAACGGCTGCAATGATTGCTCTTGGGCGTTCTATTCTAGGAGATGAATTTGATGAAAACTTCTTTGAAATCAATGCGTCTGATGACCGAAGATTGGAAACTGTTAGAACAACCATCAAAAACATTGCTCAAAGTGGAGTTATTGGTAATGCTCCTTTCCGTATCATTTTACTTGATGAAATGGATGGTATGACTTCAGATGCACAAAATGCTTTGAAGCGTATCATGGAAAGATATGCTAACAACGTAAGGTTTATGATTACTTGCAACGATAAGAGCAAGATTATTTTTGCTCTTCAGAGTCGGTGTGCTAATTACCATTTTAAGCCTCTGAGCAATGAAGTAATCTTGGAAGTAATCCAAGGAATCCTTCAAGAAGAAGGAGTAGAGCGTTTTTCTAACGATGAACTCATCGCCTTTATAGCCTCCGCGTCCCTCGACTTAAGGAGGGTCATTACTGAAGTCCAAGCGGCTAAGTCAAGTAATACCACGTTGAAGAAGCAAATTGAAATGAGCCTTGAAGAGTATTCAAAAGGGCTAGATATTCTAATCAACAATAAAAATAACGCAATTGCTTACTTTCAGAAATTGCTTATTGATGGGAGGACTATAAAGGAAATCTGTATCGGGTTACACGATGCAGTAATCAACTCGAATGGACTTGATGCCAATATCAAGTTCAAATTCTTAAGAACAATTGGCGAAACAGAATGGCGGTCCACAACCATGACACCGAAAGTATTACTTTCATGGATGGTTGGACAACTTTAAAAACACAAAGGAAGTGAATAAAATGAATGAAGAAATGAAGACTGAAATTGAGAAGTCCCTTCAATATATTGGGATGACTCAGGAAGAAGCAGAACAGAAATACGAAGAAATCTGTTCTGAAAACGGTATTGAAGCAGGCAACCAAATTGGAAAGGCCCTTTGGCGTTCCTATGTTGCCCAACACCGCCGTTCTCAGAACAAGCCAACAACCAATGATGGAGGAAGCCTCGCAAAGAAGGCTTTTGGTTTCTTTATTGCTCTTGACGCACCACGCGATATGATGGCTTGGCGACGTAGTAAGGCAATTGAAGAGTTTAAGCGAGATGCAGACAATGCTCTAGAAAAGGGTATTGTCGCAATCGCTTCTCAGAATGCACTTGGAAAGTGGGTTGTTTCCCGTTATAACCGTAATGAATATCAGGAGAAGACAGTTGCAAACTTGCCGAATGGTGCTGAAGAAGGTGAAGATGGACAATACTTCATCCCTCTTGATGATACCGAGCGATACATGAATGGTGGTGAAAACAAGGGATATGGGAAGCCTCTTCCTGTGGAACAATACCGCCGACAAGGGCTGTTCTATGGTTCATCTGATGGAGGCGAAATGAAGATTTGGCCGTTCTCTTACAAGAACCAACCCTCAGTTGAGTTTGAACCTAATACTTTTGAATGGGTTCATTTCCTTGCTATCCCCAACGAAAACGGAAACCTGTATGGTATGACCGATGTTACGAAGAATTCGCTTATTCTGAACGCATCACTTGACCCAGAAAACACAGATTACCGCGATATGTCGAGTTTTAACTTTGAGGATTTCTTCGTTTCAAATCTTGAAAGCCACCTCGTTCCTCTCGTTGAGTTGGATGATGTTCACATTAAGCGTCAAACACTTGCATACAACGACCGTTTCATCGTTACTGATGGTGTAGTGTGCAACATGAACATGACCCCAACATCAAACGGAAACCGCATTCTGAACATTACTGACCTGAATGCTGAGTTTGACTATGATGAAGGAAACGGTGTTGTAACCTGTTGGATTCCGTCGCATATCGAGATTGATTTCGGTATCGGTTCATCTGTAATCGTTATCGGAAACACTTCTCAGCGAACAGTTGATGGCGAAACGGAACCTGCAACAATCAACGTAACGGGACTTTATGTCCTTGACCGTAAGGGTTCGGCAGTTGAGGTGACTCAAGCAGTTGAAGAAGACTACGATTGGTTCTGAGAATCAATCGTTGTGTAGTCGTTGGCGTTAATGACGGCCAAAAGGGTGCGAAGCCTTTCCCTTTGGAGGGAGTTTATATGTTACTAGAAAATAGATACGTTATGTTAAAGAATAATTACATTGTGGATTTAATCACAGTTGATTTTATCACTTTTAAGGAAAACGAAAAAGTGGAGAATGAATTTTGGATTAAGTTTCACATTGGAACGAAAGAATGCCGATATAGGACAACTACCAGAAATGAAGTTGCCGATATCATTAATACATGGTCCACCGTGCATGGTAAAAATATTTCAATAGATGAATCAGAATTAGGCGGTGCTAATGAATGGGATTGACTGATAGAAAAACAACAGATGCTTCTGTTTCCTTCAAAGAACGTCTTGAAGCACATAAGGCAAAAGCAAGAGAAACCCGACAATCAAGGTTATGTTTAGGTATTTGGGGAGAACCCAAAACAGGAAAAACGGGTCTTGCATTGGATTTTCCAGACCGAGATATTTATGTCTTGGATTGGGATATGGGTGTTGAGTCAACTTGGATTGAACATCACAACGCTACTGATAGAATTACTGTTTATTGCCCTATCGAGATGAACAAAGACAATGTAGTGGATATTACTGCTTCTGAAAATAATTCACATGATTTTGTGAAGTATGTTCGTGAAGAAATGGAAGCCGGTAAAAATCCAATTTTTGTTATTGACGGTGTTGATTCTTGGTTTGAGTCGTGTATTTTAAAGGTAAATCCAAACCCTACTGTTGTTACGAAAATTATGCCTTTTCAATATGGTGCTAGAAATAAAACATTTGAGCATTTGATGATGGCTATTTATCGTCTGCCTTGCGATGTAATTTATATTACCCACGAAACTGAAAAGTATGTGGATAATTCTCCGGTAGGAGTTGTCGCAAATTGGCGTGATTGGGGCGGCAAACTTGAGCAAGAAATTCATTGCTATCGAAAGAAGTTTAAGAATGAATTGCAGTATGTTGCTGAATTGGTTGGAAGTAGGACCAACGGTAATCTTGTTGGAACAAAGTTTGTTATTAGGGAAGGCGAACCACCGAACATTAAGTGGAACGGCATTCCTGAATTGCGTGAACGTAAGATTTGAGGGATATTATGAAAGTAAATGTAAATTCAAATACACTTAAGAATGCTTTGGAGAAGATTCAAGTAAAGGGGAAGTATGTAAATAAGGGTGGACTCTCTTCAGGAAAACTAGATGATGTTTTCTATATGAAGGCAGAGAATGATACTCTTACCCTCTTTTCTGGAAATCCAACAATGGTTGTCAATATTTCTATTGAAGCAGAAGTTTTAGAAGCAGGCGACTACATTGGACAGTCTGCCCCTATTATTGACTACCTGAAGAAATTTGGTGATATTGTTTCCCTAGAAAGAGGTGATTTCCTAAGTATTTCTTCGGGTTCTAAGAAGGCTTCCCTTCCTAGAGTAGTTGAATGGGCATCTTTACCTTCAATCATGAGAGCGAGTAAAGCCATAAATGAAGCATCTATTGAGTATGAAGCAGACAAACTACCAACAGTCGGTCTTGCTAAGTATGAAGGTTGCTTTATGGTTCAAGCATCAGTATTTTCTGATGTGATTTCTTCTTGTGAATTAGTTGGTTCCGGTGTCTTTAAATTAGATTTTAAGGAAGAAAGTTTAGAGTTCTCAAGCACGTTTAACACAACGAACAATTACAAGGAAACAATCCAAACGGTGTTTCGTTGTGGTGAACCTGCGACTGTTGAGTTTTCAGGGCCAATCCATAACTTCTTTGAGAAAGACCAAATGCTTACCTTTTATGTCTTAGATGAGGCTCCTTTATTTGTCGTTGCTGACGATAGGAGAATCATTAAGGCTCCGTATGTAGCGGGTGTGTGAAATGATTATTAGCAAATTAAATACAGGTTTTCATATCTTTAAATCTTGGAGAGAAAACGGAGAGAAAAAGACAGAAGTTGTCGAATTTCGCCCGTATTTCTATATTCCTTCAGATGCAAAGAAGCCTAGTAAGTATAGACCAACTAAATACATCGAGCGAGAGTTCAAATATGAAGATGTTGAAGAAACAAATCTTCGAGGTATTTCTCTAACTAAGGTCTATGTTGAACAGGCTGATGATGTTAGTGAAGCAAGGAAGTTATTTCCCGAAACATATGAAGCCGATGTTCCTTTGCACTTTAGGTATTGCGTTGATGAGTTAGACTCTTTACCTGAATATGATATGCGTAAGTGGTATTGGGATATGGAATGGCAACAAGGTGGAGAATACCACGATTTTATTACTGCTATTTCTGTTTATGATAACTATGACAAGCGGTTCTATCTTTGGACTTGGTTTCCTGAAGAGTCTAAGTTTGTGCATCCTGCGATTGAAGGATTTGATACAGAAGTCTTTATCTTTTCTTCCGAGAAAAATATGCTTGCTTCGTTTGTTAAGTCCGTTCAAGCAAAAGACCCTGATATGCTGATTGCTTGGTTTGGTCTAAAGTTCGACCTTCCTGTTTTGCTGAACCGTCTTTGTGTTAATGGATTGAACCCTAACGAGTTGAGTCCCGTTTATGCAGTTGATGGAATTAAGAAAACCCGTGATGGTTTTGAGTATTACAAGGGCGATAAAGGATTCGCTCCTATTTCTCAACCTATCAAGGGACGTATTACCTTGAATCTTGACCTTGCTTTTGAACGTCAATGGAATGATTCACAACGCGGAACCCTTCCGAGTCTTTCTCTTGACTATGTATCAAATACTCTTTTCGGACAAGGTAAGGTTTGGACTTCCAAGTTTACAGACCCTAACGAGTTTTATCGCCGTGGATGGTTAGAGGACACAGACGTTTATTTGCAATATGCTCTTGTTGACGTTGATATTCTGCGTAAGATTGACGAAACTAACTTCACAAGCGAAGCAATCATTTCACTTCAACGACTTCTTATTGCTCCTTTTGATGCTTGTTTCTTTGCGAGCCACATGGGTTCTATTTACTTTATGCGTAATGCTTGGTGGAAGGCCCCAACAGGTTCTAAGGATGGAGAACGAGAAGAATATGAAGGTGCTATGATTTACGACCCAACATCAGAAGGGACGTTTGGATTGCATCTCAACGTAGCGGCGTTTGACTTCGCAGGTCTATATCCTTCAATGATGATTGCTCGGAACATTTCTTGGGAAACTAAGTCATTTGAAGAAACAGAGTTTGGAGTAAATATTCTTACTCCTCGTGATTTCTCTGAAGAAAGGGTATTTGAAATGCGCTACTATAAAACAGATGAATTGGGTCTTCTTCCACGTTCTGTTCTTCATCTGAAGAATCTTCGTAATGATTATAAGCGGAGGATGAGAGAGTCCCGCGAAGCGGGTAATGAATTAGAATACCGTAAGTGGTATAACAATCAAATGGCAGTTAAGCGACTAATGGCGTCTTTTTACGGCATCGTTGCTTATCAAGGATTTGGTTGGGCTGATGTTGAATTAGCCGCTTCTATTACCGCATCTGCGAGAGAAGCAATCCGTGAAGCCGCCTTTGCAGCAAAGGAGATGGTATAATGATAACAATAAAAGAAAGAATGAATGATATCTTAGAAAGTGAATTTAAAGTAGGTGAGGAATTTTCATCTCATGTATTTATGGAAAGGTCCAAGCCTATAATGAAAAAGTTTGTG